AATAAAAATAGGGTGGGAGGGCCAGGTCCATTCGCTTCCACAAGAAGCGGCTGATGAAGCAGGCTACAAGGAGGGAACTTGATCCATCTTTGAACCCTCCCACCCCTACACCTTATTATCTCTCTTGATCTGCTTGAGCTTTTTCATTGCCCTAGAATAATCATATACCACCCCATCAATTTCTATGGTGGGAAGAGCTTCTTTTGGTTCGAGGTCCAAGAATGCTATACCTGCCACCAATTCTACATCACCATTCCCTCGCCAATTGTCATGAGGCTGGATATGATAGTGGAGATTATGTTCTTCATATCCAAATCCCAACCTCTTGATTTTCTCCTTTGCTGCTTCGCACTTGCCACAACCTGCTTTTGAAAATACTCTGATTCTCGTCATAGATGTTTCCTCATTTAGATTTTACCCTGGGAGAATATTGAACGCCATTATCACCTTCATATGGCTTGGTGTGAAGAACTTCACCAGTCAATATAGGGACAGGAATCCCTCTTGGGAATGCTTTGCAAACAAAAGGGACCGAACTGAAATCCAAATGTTCACAAGAGATGCATTGAGAAGGAAGTATTGGGGTATCATCAATATCAAGACTGCTCATATCATCCTCCTATGATGAATTCAAAATCAAATTTTTCAGCCAATCGCAATGTAGCTCTTTCTGAGGCCTCTTGAAGGATCGGTTTTGAGGCTTCTATCATGTCATTAAAATTCATCTTGGACATCAATTTATCTATCTCACCTTGAACTTTTCGGACCTCCGTCCGGACATATCTAGAATGAGCCTCTCGCAATTTCCTCAATTTATTATCATCCATCACCATACTTCCAGGTCGGAGAGTGTATCTCTTCCCTTCATATGTAATGATACGAAATTCCTTGGCTTCACTGGTGAACAGACTCGTGATGTCAGTGATGGAGGGGGCACCATCTCCACCTTTTGGATGATTATGTATTACAATATTTCCTTTGACCTTGCGCACATCAGAACCGGCCAGTGACACTTTAGACTCATTACCACCTGCAGATGCCAATATCTCTCCTGTCTGTGAATCTATGACATACGCCTCTTCATGAGCTAATGATCTGATCTCATCTTCGACCTTCCGAATATTTTTAGAGACCACTTTATTTTTCTTCACTTTCTTTTTCAACCGTGAAGCTGAAGGTGCTGGTTTTGGAGGAGGTGGCTTGCCTTCACTGATTCTCTTCGCTTCTTGCTTGATCGTAGACAATTTCTTCTCAGCTTCAATCCTTGCTCTTCTCGCCTCCTCTAATTTGACCCTCAATTCATCTGTCTTGGTTTTTACTTTTGGTTTTGGTTTTGAGATTGGTTTAGATACTGGTTTGGGTGTTGGCTTCGGTGTCGGAGCGGGTTTAGGTTTTGAGATTGGTTTAGGTGTCGGAGCGGGTTTAGATGTTGGCTTTGGTTTTGAAACTGGTTTAGGTGTTGTAGGCTTTGGTGCCGGAGTCGGAGCGGGTTTGGGCGGGATGGGTGAAGGCTTCACACTCTTTGGCTTCACCCCAGCTCCTGTCCACGTCGATCTTTCTCTGGCAGTTCGAGCTGGGAGCTTTGGGTTCTCTGCTTTGATGGAAGCTCGTATCGCATCTGCCTTAGTGCTCGCGCTCCTCTTCTGCCCTCTCCTGCTCTCTCCTACATTCGCCGGGAGCCATGAGCACCTGCAATTCGGATGGCGGGGGATCAATCCTCTTGCCTCTTGGACCGTCATCACCACACCATCTAGATCCACACATAATGGACAGACTCTGTCATCACCTGCGGTGGACCATTCAGCCATGACCTTTAATTCTTCTACTCCCAATCTCTCATATGAATCGAGCTGACCTTCAGCATGGGCAGCGATCACTTCTGTCCTGGCAATGACAAGGGCTCTTTTCTTTCCCAGGCTCGTAATACTCTTATTCATTTGCCGTGCGATATCGTACGGAGATAAGCCTGATGCCAGCCCTGTCGCAAGTACTCTTGCCGTAATCTGCGACATCTGGTCCGTGAACCCTTTCAAGTCATTGAATGTGCGGGTGGCGATGAACTTGAGCTTGGAGATGGTTTCGGGTTGACTGAATGAGTCTTTGAGGAATTGTTCTTTTGATCCTTGATAGAAATCTGGATTATCAGCAAGAGCCTCTTTGTGGGTCTGCGTGTATGCATTCACCACCCCTCTCCGATAGGCTGAATCTGTGTATTCTTTGGTCCAAGGATCACCCAGACCCTCTACGCTCAGAATATCCTGGTCAATCTGTTCCTGCAGCCATTTTTTGAATTCTTTGACCTTTTCCTCATCTGTACGGAACCGCCATATCTGCTTCTCCCTGTTGAAGGTCATGGCGTCAGATTGTTTCAGCCCAAATGCATCATCCACCACAATCAATTGGACGATCTCTCTCTGGATCTTTTTGATGCGTCTGGTCATGTCCCTCTCAAACTGCCTGCGCAATACAGTCGTCCGAGTAGGGTCCATTCGAAATGTGTTCGCCATGTATTATGCTCCTTGAGGTGGAATAGGTTCTGGGACAGGCTCAGGCTCTGGTGGATGTTCTGCGAGAAATCCCTCCAACCCCTTCTGAATCTGCTGAATCTGCTCAGGTTCCAGTCCACCAAACAGACCAAAGAATTCATCTGGTGCCAATACTGCTTCAACATTGCCAGCGACATATTTGCTCAAGGCCACCGCCCATTTCTCAGCTATCTCAGCTCGTTCTGCCTCTGTCAGAGATTGCAGGTCTGTCCAGACGACCTGATATTCCACGGGCTCAGGCAGAACACCAATGGCGATGAGCCTATCAACAAAAGGTCTGATGACCATCGGAGTGACATATTCCTCTTGCCTCCGCTTCACCCTCTTGTTCCAGGTCTTTGCATCTTGCCCACTGGCGAGTTGAGCCTGCTCAGACCCAAACAGAATTCTCTTCGGAATGCCCAAAGCAAAGGCGATGGCATCCATCTGTGCCTGCAGATGTCCAGACGGGTCTGCGACCTGTGGAGCGAGAGATTTGACGGAGACTCCTGTCAAAGCAAGATACCGCTGCAGACCATTCATATAATTCTCCATCTCCTCCCGCAGACTAGTCTTGTCCAGTTCTACCGTCCCATCATCACCCTCTACTTCAAATGAATACCCTGGGAATGCTCCCTTCCAATACATTTCACCACTACCACTGAGAATCTTGTGGACATCAAGCAGACGATTATAGGTCTTTTTCATTCGAGGCACTCCATATATCTCGCTCATCTGTCGATTATCTGCGAGATGGATGATTCTGGTCCAATGGACTTGGGTGGAGGTGATGATGGACGTGTCTGTCCCTGAGGTAAAATCCACTGAGTATATGGTGGGTTGGCCATATCTGGGATTCGTTGGATCTTGTTCTGTGGCTTTTATGGTGACGACAGACTCGTCAAAAGCTCTCAGATATATCAGGTTTCTCTCTACAGATGTCCTTGTCATCTCTCCTGTCTCACTCACACCTTCGATAGGTTCAGAGAGATCCAGTCCATCATCAACACCCAGCAAGAGCACACCAAACCGACCTACACCAGACAGCTTGTCTGCTCGAGAGAGGAATGAGAGGAGGTGGAGCTTTTTGTCCAATTCTTTCCAAGCCTTCTCAAACTCAGTCTCTACATCAGGGCTCTCGTCCTCAATGATGTCTGGTGGTACTGCCCAGCTCTCTTCCGGCCAGACATCCACCACCCGGGCAGCGATGCCATTACGCTCATATTGATTGTGATAGTCCTGAGCAGTAATTGAGGTGGGGTAGCCACATTCACCATCAATATCCCTCGTGGTCCCTGTCAATTTCTGCAGCAAAGCAGAGCGAAAGAGACTGGTGTTCTGTATCAATTCTCTCTCCTCTGCAGATAATTTCCTGTTGACCGTGATTCGTTTCACTTTTTTCTTTGCCATCAATCATCTCCCTAATCCACCGGCCTTTTTCTTGGCCTGATTCACCAACGCAAAAGCTCCTGAGGATGCATCGACCTGATCTTTATACTTTGAATGAGGCCAATACATCAACTCATCCAGATAATCTTTATTCCATTCACCCCTCGCCATTCTCACCGTCCTTCCATTCACCTGCACTGCAAATGGATCAGCTCGTGTTTCCTTCTTTCCTGTGGGACGGTCTAACTTTACTATCCACCCAGCCAGATTCCTCAACGTATTCTCAGCTGATTCTTTTCCACCACTCCCGGGCTCTTGCTCCACTCCAATGATCACATTCTTTCCATCTACTTCTGCCGTGTGCTTGATGATGGATTCACGCTGAAAAGAATCCCATTGACCTCTCACCACATCCAATATCCAGAAAAATCCATCTCTGTCTTTCCCCATCAACACTCCTGCAGTGTACGCTCCGCTTCCGTCTGTTCCGGCCTTGTCCCAATACCTCACCTTTCTCACCCATTTCAGAGGTGGTGAGTCTATCAGGATTCTATCAATCTTAAATGCACCACCTCCTCTGGGAATAGGTGATTGAAGGAATTGACCTGCATATCCATATCGACCCAGAGTACGCTCAGATTCGGCGAGCACGGTACTCGAAAGTCGGACCGGGTCCATCAGGCCATCCACGTAAAAACTTTGCAGCTCAGGCGGAGAAACAGCACCTACCACCATATCATCACCCTCTACCTCCTCATATTCCTCTTCATCCATTTCATCTGCATCGATCTCGATAGGGATTTCGGCTGGGAGACAGATGTGCTTGAGATCATCTTTTCCTGCTCTTGCGAGCCAACTGCCTGTCGGATCATCTTGGTGGAGTCGCTGCATGATCAAAATGGTGGGGGTGAGAGCTTTATCAACTTTTCTCGTTGGCAATGTCTCCCTCATCCAATTATCAGCATTTTTCAGGTCCACCTCAGAAAATGATGCATTCGGATCAATAGGATCATCTACTACGATCATATGAGCGTGAAATCCTGTGATAGATCCTCCCGTGCCTACTGCAATTCTCCCTCCACCTTGAGTGGTGGCAAAATATCCTTTGGTGTTTTGGTCTTCTGATAATGACACATCAGGAAACAGTCTCATATATTTTTCGGATTGGATGATCATTCTGCTTTTTCTGCTCAGGTCCATCGCCAACATATATGCATATGATCCGCAGATGAATCTGGCGGTGGGCATCCTGCTCCACATCCATGCTGGCAGCATGACAGAGCAGATAGTGGATTTTGTTGATCCCGGGCTGATATTGATGATCAGATCATATTCTTTTGGCTCACCTTTGATCACCCTCTCTGCCATCTTTTGGATTTCATCACATAAATATTTGATATGCCAATTCCAAACAGGATTCTCAGGGACCACAGTATCCCAGAATCTCATCACAAATTCGTAGAATGAGTCTTGGCAAATGGACGCTTCTAACCGTTCTTTTGATATCACCTGTTTCATTCAGATGATCCCTCTTCTTCTTGTGCTTCCATGGCTTCGAGTATTTGCTTGCGGACCTCAAGGGGGAGATTCAATGATTCTAATGGGATCAATGTTTCATTTTGTATATGTAATGGACGCTTCCCACCTTCCAAGGTCAGTTCCTTTTTGTCCTTGTATCCACGATCAGGACATCTGCGCTCTAAATACCACCTCGCAGTCCTGGCAGCTTCACCAAGATCAAGTCGTTGATTGATCACTGTCTGGATCGTATTCTCTGCTAGATCACCGACCTTTTCTCTCTCCTGCAAAAATGCTTCACGGACCTCAGGCCATTTATCACCTTTTAGATAATCATACACCATTCCCCTTGACCAGCCTCCTCTTTCTGCTATATTAAGCACAATACCTCCAGACCCTTTGATCGCCCGTAATAACTGGGATTTGGTTGGGGAGGGGGCTCTCGTTATTTTACGCTTTTTCTTCTTGATCTTCACCTTTGCCATTCTCAATTCCTCCTTTCATCTCACCACCATCATCCTCAATCTCATCTCATCTCATTATACTACCATCATCTTCAATCGCAACCTCATTTTCTCCCCTCTCTTAAATAGATCGTTCTACATATTACTGAAAGTAATATGTATTCATGTTCATCTTCAGCAAAAATAATACAATCATACCCTCATACCCTATAATTATACCCCATATAAAAAGGTAGAGGGTTTTGGGTCCTCTACCTTCTTTTTTCTATTTCATTCAGTAGATCATAATCTTTTGAATCGTACTGCTGATGGTCTCACTGGGATGGTGCTGGGTCCTGCCTCATGATAGATGTGATCACTGTCTCTGTAGAGTATTGGTTCTATTCGTATGACCTCTGCATAGTTGATTTGGTAGACGTATCCGATAAATTCTGAGTAGATGACTGCTCTGTTCAATGGCTGCCAGATGTTGCAGTAGAAGAATTTCAGGAAGGGGCCTTGGTCATCAATCTTGCAATCTTCATATTTCTGTGTGTTTATCAGAGCTTCTGCTTCGATTTTGGTACAAGACTCACAATCTTCCGGCCCCGGCAATTCGCCCTTGTCGTCCAATCGAAGGCGGTAAAATTCTTTTTCATCTTCGTAATACACAATACAAACATTGCCAGCATCAACCCATTCACGATTAAAAAGCACTTGAGCATCCTGAGTATTCTTATGAGCCTCGACAAATTCATTCCAATCCCCGCCAGCATCAACCCATTGCTGGCCGGTACACCACTCGCCCGGGCCGGGGAGTTTACGAGGTGTTGCTGTCTTATTTGGATAACAGTATATTGACCCGCTATGCACATGAACATACCAACCGGCCATCCCTTTCTTGATTTCTTTTCCACAATCATCACACTTCATCTTCTCTCCTTTCAACACTTTGCAGGTCAACTTTTTCCCATCGTATTCACTAAACTTACAAGTCCCGCAACACTGAATCATTTTAATCCTTCCTTTGTCTAAAATATCTATCAATCGCCATCCGTACCTGTCTCAGCCATCG